GTGGAATATCATACGTACACCATATTTAAAACCTTCACCACCATTGTGCATGATTGTTGGTTGCCCTACAGCGTTTGGTCTTAACCAAATCTTTTGTACAGTAATAAATGTATTGATGTATGGTGCTCCTTCTCTTCTTGATGCTGGGATTCTATAGTTAAGAATAGATTCAAATTCTCTCTTTAACGCACCAGCTGTCCACATATTGTTGTTCGTGTTAGATACAGCACCTTGGTAACATCCGATTGAACCAATTGAATCCCAAAGGAATGTAATATTGTGAGGGAATTCACCCTTAGCTTGTTTGTCAAGAATTTCATTGATTAATTTAGCGATATCTTCAACCACTGGAATAAATCTTTGTGGTTCTGTTTTCATCTTGGCATCTTTGTAATCGTAGTTTTGATACAAAGCTAATAAATCACTACCACCAAAGTACATAAAATCTGGACCATCGTAATCAACAACAACACCATCTTCATCAACAACTTCATCAAATTTAAAACCTACCAATTTAGCATGTTCCCAATTGAAACTTCCTTCTGTGTCAATGATGATACAATAATCACCTAATTTTTGTGCACCAGCTAATGATTCATAAATACCTGTTGATTTACCAACGTCAGAGAACCCTCTAAATTGCGTTGTATAACCACGAGGAACTCCAGGAACACCTACCGCATCATGAAAAGCTTTTTTAAAAGGTATCCAAGTTAATTCTTTTTCTTTTACAACTTGTGCACCTAAACCTAAGTTTTTTTTAAATGATGTGTTATCAAATGATTTTTTTTCTATTGGTGCCGTGGTTTCACCACTAGCTTTGATTGGTTTCTTAGCCATTTTTAATAATAATTTTATTTTCTTGTTATTTCTAGTACAAAAAAAGGAGATTTCTCTCCTTTCCTTGTTTAATGTAAAACTCTAATAAATTAGAAAGTTTAAAAAGGTAGAATTATTTTAGAAATTTACTTCCATTCTAAAAGGGTAGGTCATCACTCTCTTCTTCAGTAGAAGTAGCAACTGGTACCGAAGTTGTTGTAGCAGCTTTTACACCAGCTTTTACATTTTCAACACCTAGTGTCAATTCACTGTCTAAGTTGTTAGCTTCTTCAGTCGCAACCAAAGATGCTTTGTCAACAAATCCTTTCTTTTCCTTATCCCATACTGGAACACCACCTTTAACGATAATTTCCAAATAGTCATAAGTTCTTACTGAATAAACATCTTCCCATATTCTTACATCTGCCAACCATTCAGCTGATTGTGTGGCATCTTCAGAAAGTGGAGATGGGTCCAATGAAGCAACAGCAGATACTACTGGTACATTGTTTTGGTTTCTGTTGATTGTCAATACAAGGTCACGACCTGTTTCAGCATGTGTAACGTCTTTTTTAATAGCGTTCATAACACCGATAATTTTGTCGTAGATACCTTCTTTACGGAAGTCGTGGTTAAATCTCCAGAACTTAACACCTTCATCTGAGTTGTCTCTGTCGATTACTTTTACAACGTACATCAATTTAGCGTTGTATTTTTTAGCCAATTCTTTGTCAGTTTCTTTACCAGTAGATAACAAAGCTTCACGAGCTTCGCAGAAAGGACAAGCTTCTTCTTTTTCATGTTTCAAACATGCAAAAGTTTTCCACTCACCATCAACTTGCATTTTGTGCCCGTACATTTCTACAAATGGAGAACCATTTGCAGCTGGAAGGATTCTGATTGTTTTTGTTGCTGACTTAACACCTTCTTTGATGAAAGTATTAAAGTAGTTTTTAAGGTCATAAACCTTTTCACTTTTCTTTTCGTACTTGGGTTTGTTGTTTGTCTCGTACTGTTCTAACATAGCGGTTAGTGCGTTTTTTTCATTACTCATTTTTTCTTTTTTTTTGTTTATATATAGTTGTTATTTTTCTCTTTTTAGTTAATACAAATATACTAAAATATTTGTAAAAGTCAAGCAAAATTTTTGTTATTTTAACGCTTATAATAACATGTTTTTGAGCTACTTTATGCAAATATACTAATCATTTTTGGATATTGCAAGTTCTATTACAAAAAAAGCCATAAAATAAAAAAGCCCCTAACTTAGGGGCTCTTTTGTGTTTTATTTAGTTAAATATCTTCTTCGTCATAATCTTGTATAGTTTCTTCGTCATATGCACTGTCATCTACAGCAAATGATTTTCTAAGACTAGCATCGCTATATGTTGAATCAACATCACTCTTTGTAAGGATATATTCTTTAGGTTTATCTTGACCCATTACATCGTAAGCACCTTGTTTATCAGCCCAATAATCAGTCAATTTTTGGTTGAAGGGGTATGAACTCAAAGACCTCATTTCCATTTTTTCAACTGGAGTAGGATTGCGTTTGATAATTTCTTTCTCTAAACCTTCAATCTTATCAGAAATTTGACTCATACTAGCAACACGTGATTCCAAGTCTGTTAGTTTTTGTAAAAGCATTTCAGTGTTTTTGCTAGCCATATCAGCAGCTTGTTTAGCTTCTTCCGAACCTTTTACCAATGAAGTAACGTCAACTTCAACATCATCACTAGCTGGTTCTTCCATTGGTTCAGCAGCTGGTTCTTCTGTTGTGTCTGGTTCTGGGATATCAGTTGTGGTTTCTTCACCTTCAGCATCACCTGTATCACCAGCATCAACACCCAAGTCAGAAGCTATTTTATCAGCAGCAGCATCAATGTTATCCTCTGGTTTTAAATCAGCTGGAGCTTCATCAGCTTCATCTAATTGTTCATCACCTAAGATAAGGTCTTTGTACTCTGGTATTTCCTTTTTTTCTTGATAGAAATCATATTCAGATAAAAGCTTGAATTTACCAAGTTCTTCTTTCAATAATTCTGGGTTAAACTTCTTATTTTTCATGTGTTAGAATAGTAGTTGTCTTCCGTCTTCAGTTATTATTTTTTTGTTGATACGCTCAACCAAGCTCTTGTCACCTTTAATGATACACACACCAGAACTGCAATCCATATCTGGATTTTGTTCGTTTTCTAACATAGCATCCAAGGCTTTGTTCAATGCTTCAGCTTTATTACCTTTATTAGGTTCGTTTGTTTTATTTACGTTGTTTTCCATAACTTATGTTTTTTAATCTCGTTATCTTTTTTATAAATATCACGATTATATTAAAAAACCCTCTCAATACTGAAAATGCCTAGTTCTTTACCGTTTATAAGTATGATTTTATTCTGATACTCATCCCAGTTGATTTTAAATGATTTATAATCAGTGTTACCATTTGAGGTACCCATGGTTTGGTCAATAAGTTTATTAAGTGCGTTGATTGTGTATAAAGCATTTCCCTTTTTGTGGATAGGAATAGCACTAGGGAACAAGTCTTTTAGATTTATTCGTACACCTTCTGGAATTACCAATTTAAAAGTCATAATAACCTTGGACTCATCATCTAGGTTTTTATAACAAAAAACTTTGTCCTTGGTGATATTAAATTTGGCCTCAAGGTATCCAAGAAACCATTCAACTCTCTCTGGGAATATGAATGAGGCTAGAAGTATTGTTTTGTCCATTTCTTATTGAATATAAATAAGGTAAATATCTTACCTTGTTATCCAAAGCCTCGATATTTTTTTTATATTCTATAAGTATCTTAGATTCTTGCAAAAATACTCTGCTAATAGCGTTAATTCTAGTTTTTATTTTGTCTGTATCAACACCCATAAAACCCAATAACTTCAAGTCAATTCCAAATATAAAAGATTCACCATAAACATACAACATTTGTTCGTTTAAAAAAGCAATCGGGTCTTTTAACGAATATATTTTTTTGATGATTTTTATTAGTGTTTTCCCCTTGTATTGTATAGGGTCAACAAATACATAGCTAATGTCATTGGTCAAATCTGAGTATACTTTGGAGATGAACCATTTCAAATCGGCTTCATATTTGTCACGTTTTTCAGTTCTTTTGAAAGTCCAATATTTGTTTTCACCCAATGATATATTGATGATATCAAAGTCTGGGAATAGATTGTTAACTATATCGTACCCAATGATTAACGTTGGCAATCCGTCAATTATTTCATTGACGGAATTTACCACGTTGAATTCTTCTGGGGCTTCTACTTTGCTAGTTGATACAATATTGGCAATCTTCATCTTGCAAAGGTACTAAAAAAATTATTAAAATACAAGATTACAAATAAAATAATTTTTTACGGAATTAGAATTAAATTATTAGTAATACGAATCTCATCCATTAATCCAACAAACCAAATATCTTTAGGGTTATGAGCTTTATTAACATCATCAAAATAAGATGAACGTCTTGGTTGATTACTATTATTGGGTCCAGACCAAAGATAAACCCAACCTAAATCTTCGAACATATTATAAAACTCATCTTGCCTTTTTTGTGTAATATTTTTCACGTTTTCCCAACCTCGTGTTCCAGCAACTACTGATTTTAAAGCGTTAGGGAATTTTGAAGAGATTAATGAATCAAGAGTTTTAATTTCTTCTCTTTTAGTTGACGAAAGGTCATAACCATCATTTGTACCTATTGCAACAAAAACATGTTTAACATTTCTATAAACTGTTTTATCTTTAGATAGTTGTTTATTTAACCACGTAACAGTTTTACCTACACAGTTGTACCCTATGTCAATTTTATTATCTTTCAGACCGTTTGGAACTTGGTCTAGAACCCCAACTGTTGAATCACCCATTATAACTGAAGTAGAACTAACACTAAGTGTTATCTTTGTAGAGTTAGTATCACAATCATTGGTGTTAACAGCAGCTGCTGTAGTAGAAGAAGCACCAACATTTCTATTAACAAGATTTGAATAATCAAATTTAGGTGTTTTGTTAGGGTTTAAATTTTTCCATGTTTGTATCAATGCTTTAGCAACATCTTGAGCACAAATTGATTTGTTATTATCTAAGTTCCCACCTTGACCAGCATATAATGTTTGTGTGCTATTGTAACCAATTGGTTTCGAACGATTTAAGGCTTCTGTAGTGTTAGTTCCAAAGTATGTTGGGAATGAAGCAAATTCTAGTGCTAAATCCGTAATTGCTTTTTGCAAATCTTCTTCAGTACCTAAACTTCCGTTAGCAAAATAAGTTTTTAATCCTTCTCTCTTTTTAAATATTAACCATTCACCACATACTTCTTGTAATTCAGCATCAAATAAAGAATTTCTGGTAAAATAATTTCCATTTTTGTCTTTTTGGGTTAATGCATATTCAATAAAACTCTCAATTGGTCCGTTTGGTGGTGGTGTTATTTGATACTTACCGACAGCGAACAATCTATTATTTCCAGTTAATGATTGTGCAGCCCTAATTTCAGCCAATGTCATAGTTGTTGGTGTATATGTGACACCTTTAGGTTGAGAACCAGCAGTGCCATTATTCCACGCCTCATAAAGACGACTACTATAACTTTCAAATGTAGCTACTAAATCTCTAATAGGTTTTGATTTTTCGAAACCTGTAACACCATCTACAATATTAGGGACAGAAAACGACCCACAATTAGCACCTATAGAACCACTACCAAAAGTTTTATTGGTGGTTTGCGTTGTATTATTTTGAACCACATTCATTGTATCTAGCAATGACATATACAGTTCGTTCAAATCAAAAATTTTGGTCTCTGGTCTTCTAATTCTAACACCAGTAAAGTTGGTTGACATATGGTTTGGTTTGATACTGTGTTTAACACGTGTTATCATGTATGCACCATGGAACATTGGTATGTTATTTAATTGGAAATACATCATTGGTTGAATCATAGCATCACCCATCATTTCTACTTCAACTTTATAACTTCTTACACTATAAACGTTGTAAATGTTTTGACCAGCAAGTGTTTTGTTAGTTTCAGCACCTTTAGTTGAAATATCATCCATTATTTTTAAAGACTCGGCAGTTTCTGAAAACTCACTTTGGTCTAGGGTTACATCTTTAAAAATATTTTGGTTTTGTTGACCAAAAGTTACGTTAAAAAACGTAACTGGTTCATCACCAGTTTTTCTATTATTAGAAAAATCTAATGGAATTGGTCTCATATTATTATTATCACAAATAACATCAAACCCATCGTTAGAATACGCACTCGATGCATCTGTCTTTCCAAAATCTAAATTTTTTGACCTCTCCCCCAAATAAACACAAACAAATGACGGTCCACAACTATTGATTGATTCAGTATAATTATAAGGTTGAAACACACTTTTTAATAATTCTTCGTCATTATAGTTTATGAAATTAGGCAAAGCTATAAAATCAAAATTATTTGATGATAATAAATGAGTAACAGCATCATAAAAACTTACGTTAGGGTTGTTTTTTAAATAATCAGCAACAGGTAATGGGTTTATCGCCAAGTCATCACCAATATCTGTAAATGACCTATTAACAAACCTAAAACTATCTATCAACGGAGGGTTTTTCATCTCTTCTGGTGATGCATTAGGTTTACGTTTAAGTAGTTGTTCGGTGTCAACAAGTCCCCTACCACCACATTGAAACATGATTTTATCGTTGCCAACATCACCAATCCATTTATCGTATATATTTTTACAAGATTTATACAACATAAATTTAATAGCGTTTTCATCAGTAGTTCCAAATAAATTTTGTTCGGTTTGTTTTTTTTCATCATTAAAAGATGAACTAGTTCCAGTTGGGTTTGTTGCTGCACTTAAAGCTGATAAATAAGTTTGTAATGTTTTAGTACTTACTTCAATATTTCTTCTTGTTATGTTATTTTCATTTAAGTGCTTATCATCACTAGTAATTTCAACCCATATATGTGGTGATGCATTAACCAAAATCATTTCATCAATTAATAAATCCATGATTATTTTTGCAGCATTCGAACCATCTTTAAACTCCAAACATATATTATATTTAAACTCATCATTTGTATTTATAGCACCATTATTAGCTATATCAATTATTGGTGAAAATGTAGAATATTGATTGACATTTTTGTAGTAATTACTTAATTTAGCCTCATCAATAGTAACTACCCATTGACCATTTGCGTCTTTTGTTGGTAAGTTTAAAACTCCACCAGTATTCATAGCACTAAGATAAGTTCCTAACCAATTTGTTTCGCTATAAATTTCACAAACTTCCGTTACTTTTTTGAAATCGCCAGCCACAAAATCAGTAAACGCTTTTTTAAATTCAATTTTAGCTTGTTCTGGTAGTGTAAGAATAACTTTGTCAACTGGTTTGTAATTTTTTTCATCAGTATCATATTCATTACTAAAACTCATTACACAATTTACATCATTGTTATTTGAAGTCAAATACTCCGATTTTTTAGGTATATATTTAGTATTTTGAGCGTCTTCATCTGTGAATGTAGGTATCAATGCTTTTTCGTTTGTAACTCCAAATTTATCATAAAAAATTATAGGGTCTGTAGATTGTTCATCCCTCCATATCAAACCACCAATAAATGCTGGCCAAAGTTTAGGTACTGAAATAAACCCAGCTCTTTTTTGAAAGATATTTAATATTTCAAAACCAACGTCTTTTGATGAATTAAATAAAGTATCATTGTCACCAGAATTTGAATTGGCAAGACCGTTCCAAGGTAATGAATGTAAAAAAAGAAAAGCTTTGGCTTCTTTAGATTCTTGTTGATTATACAGCCTACTACCAAATAAACTAATGGGTACTAAATTTTTAGCAGTTTTGTTACTTCTTACTGTGTTATAATCAATTTGGAAGTTTATATATGGATAAGTTACAATCTTATTTCCTTTAATATATTCCTTAATCAAATTTCTATTAAAACCATAAGCATTATGTTTTCCAAGTGACGTGTATTCTGTTGTACTACCATCAACACCATCGGCTGTAGTTTGAGAATAAACCCCATCAACACTGTTTAAGTAACCGTCAATATTAAGATACGCATTAGTATTAAAAGCTAATGGTGTACCACCATTAGTTTTTAAATCTGAAGCTCCATAAACCAACCCAAAACCATTTGATTTATTGTAATATGCGTTATTAAAAGTAACAGTAGCTATGCTTTTATTAGTCGCATCACCAATAGAATTAGCAATAAACATAAATCTAAATGGAAGCCCACCATCAGCATCCAATTCTGGAACACCATATTTTAAACTGGTATATTGTTGTACACCGTAAACACCTCCAACACTATTAAAACCAGCTATTGCTGCGTCTGGATTAAATTTTTTAAGCTCAATCAAATCCATTGTAGTATTATCCTCTGGAGGTGTAGAAATCAAAGGATTGCTTGCTTTTGATTTATATTCTGAAGGTTCAATTATTTTTATATACG